GCTGCTCTCAATACAAGTCTTCCGTTTCTCAACGGAAGCCAACTGTCGATCCTGGGTGCGCTCTCCGTATCCAAAGGGATACGGCGGGGGTAACCAGGAGTACATACGATGTCGTTAGGTACCACACTTACTATCACTCTTGACGGTTCCGGTGGAACCGCTAAGGTGCTACCTCTAATCAATCAGGACGGTTATTCATCTGAATACTTTTTGGATGATACAACCGTTACGTACCGGGCGAAAGTCCGGCACTCCAAAGACAACGTTCCGGCGGGTACTCAGGCCTTTGATCGTCACACTGTGACGTTTTCGAGGTACCTGAAACCGACGGGCGCTGCCTCTGGGTCTCTGTCTGAGATTTCCTTCACGATCAGAAATGATCCTGATGGAGTCGCAGCTGACCAGATTGACGTCTCCGAGGCCATGAGCTTTTACATGGTAAAAGCAGGTGGCATCGCCGCTAAGCTCTTAGGATGGGAATCGTAAGATATCCTACCGAATTTGCTTAGCTTGAGACGCGAGGTAATAATGTATGTGTGGTACGTAGCCGTAGATCAACTCTAGCCCGAAAGGACTAAAGATGAAGAATAGCTACGTATCGTACGTACTGGGACTGTACAAGGCAATCTTTGCTGATTGCCAAGTACACTATCCGCACCTCCAGTTGGACTTTGGACGTGATTACTCTCGTCTACTGTCCTGTATCGAATCGCGAGGTCTCTCATTCGCTATGATTGACCTCGTTGAATACGGCAAACATTTTGATATTTGTTTGTCGCTTCAGCGTCTTACCCTAAGTGGGCTCCCCTGTCAAAGGGGATTCCGCAAAGGGACACCAATTCCTCGTTTATTCAAGGGATTGATGTTACGCATTTTCGATACCTCTGGAATGCTTCGTCCAGATTGTGATGTGCGCGCAATCCGATTTCTTCGTCAACTGTTCTATACAGCTAAGAAGTTTCGGGTTGAGTGCTCAAAAGAACGAAAAGAGAAAGTTCTCAATTCGTTCCACACAACTGACAAAGGACTCCGTCCCATTCCCAAAAGTTGGGAAAGTGATGTACCTGACTGGTCTTATATCAAATCTGTTCATCTCGAACAGTTTGTTACTGACAAGCCAGGTGGGGAAGGTCTCCCATTGCTGGGAGGTCTCTACCGCGTCCTGCCAACTGACGTAGATATACTGCACTCCGTTCAACGGTCTGCAGACATAGTTACGTCGTTCTTAGGGGAATTCACCCCCGAGAGTTGGAAGATGAAGCATGGACCTGGTGCCGTTTCTGACTTAAGTGCTGGAGAGAGTAAATACTCTTTCCCTCACTGGCCTCAGAAACTCGAACGAGTCTTCCCATTTGCCGATTTTGGCTTTGCCAATCACGGCCTATGGGCTGACTACGTGATGTCCGGAGAGTCGGAGCGTGCCGCAAAGCACGAGCCTCCTTCAAAGCTTATACTAGTACCAAAGACGCTGAAAGGTCCGAGATTAATAGCCTCGGAACCCGTAAGCCATCAATGGTGCCAGCAGAGCCTGAAGGACTTCTTCGTCCATCGTTGCGATAAGACTTTTATTAAGGGTTTTATCTCTTTCAGAGATCAAACTCCCAACCAAGTCCTCGCTTCTCGGGGATCCATCGATGGGTCGCTTGCGACGATTGATTTGTCGGAAGCTTCCGATCGAATTTCCTGCTATCTTGTGGAGCGAATGTTTAGGAGATCACTCTCCTTGATAGACGCCCTACAAGCGTGTAGGACCCGTTGGGTGTATAACCGAACGGGGCATGGAACTTATCAGGCTCTCAAGCTTAATAAGTTTTCATGCATGGGATCTGCGTGCACGTTCCCTGTTCAGAGCGTAATATTCCTGGCCATCGCCCTCGGTGTTGTTCTTCACGAACAGCGCCGAAAGGTTACGATCAAGAATATGATCTCGTTGCAGGGACAGGTCCGCGTATTTGGAGACGACATAGTCGTTCCTTCTACGCACGCGGATAAAGTAATGGAGGTACTAGGCCATTGTGGCCTAGTGGTGAACCGTTCAAAGACTTTCGTAACTGGAAAGTTTCGAGAGTCCTGCGGCCTTGACGCATTCGAGGGTCACGATGTGACCCCCGTTTACTTCATGACCCCTCCATTACGTTCCAAACCTGAGTCAGTGGCTAGCGCAGTCGAAACACATAACAACTTCCTTTCTAAAGGATGGTATAATGTGTCAGACTACCTAGCCACGGCAGTTCGTTGCTTATATTCTCATATACGCAACGTTGTACCTGGCTCAGGGCACTTCGGCCTACACGCCGTTGGTTACGTGGATAACTCTCATCTAGAGACGAGATTTAACCATGATCTCCAACGTCGTGAATTGCGAACGATCCTACTTACGAGTAGGTCCAAACGCAAGAGGGACGAAGGCGACTCAATGCTACTTCAGTACTTTACTGAACGCCCATCCCCCCATGTTAAATGGGAGGGTGGTGTAGCCTTGAGACCGGCGCTTTCTCTAAAGCGCAGGTGGGTAGGGGTAGAGTGACTTTTCATAGGGTTCATCTCTCTTAAAAAGATTTGAATCCTATGGGGTCTTGGTCTTCCGTCCCCTTCGGAAGACCCTCTATCTTTGGAGCATTCCAGCTCCTGAAGGGTTCGCACTGCTGTGCAACC